AACAAACATTGTACCTGTATCTGGTTTCTTAGGCATTACTTTGAGTACACTACCAACAATCATTCCTACTCCGATGGCAGCGCCACCCATTCCGAATGTTGCTAGTCCTGCGCCAATTAAGGCGCCCATTGTTGCAATATCACCGGTCATTATATAATCCTTTGATTTCCATCATACACGCTTTCGATTCCTCGTGATATCCCAATCTTGCGAGCTCCGACGCCGCTCTCGAATATCCCACTACTTGCGCCCAACGATCTACTGCAGACCACAAGCCCGATAATGGCGCAAAGACATAATTTTTTGCTAAAACTGTCATTAAACCCACCCCTTTAGATTTTCGTTAACGATTTCATCATAATGATGTTTTGCAATTCCACGAATTGCACCACGATGTAAACCCATGTCGTTGAGTTCACGATCTGTAAGTTTTGAAAGTTCGTTGATTGTTTGTTTGGCAAGTTGGCGCGCGCGCCATTTAACTTTAATACCACGGAAGAAGAATACTACTTCTTGCAATGCAGGTGTTAGCCATCCTGCTACTGTTAAGACTGCTTGAGTCATTTTTTGCTCCTAATGTATATGTAATGTATGTGATCCGATCTTAGACGACCGTCTAAGTTTAATCCTTTTTACAAATATATTTATTAGGAAAATAGGTAAATAAGGGTTACTAATTCGGAATAGCCGCTATTCAACTGTGTCAACTGTGACAAAATGTTAAGTGGTATATCCAGCTTCTTTCGTAAGTTTCATTATGCAATGGAATTCTCCATCACCTATAATTCTTATGTCTCTATCTGAGTATACATCATCTACAAAGCCAACATATTCGTGAGAACCTGAGTTTACGAGATAGTAATGACCGTGCGCAGTTGCGCCATCCCATCGTGAGATGTCTATGTGTTTATTGTGTTTACAACCCCAAAAGATTTCTTTAATAGTTACTGAAGCCGTACCTGCGTCAAATGTTTCGCCACTAGCAACAAGGTCTGATAAAGCCACATCAATAGTATCACCAGACGAGTCTGTTACATATACTTTGATTACTGCTTCGTTATGAGATCGTTTTAAGTAGTGAACATTAGCCATTATTTCTGCCATCCTTTAATGTATCGGTCAGAAAAATTAGCATTACTAAATTCAAGGCGATCAACCAGTTTGACTGCATTCTTACCCATTCGGTCAATTGCAACAAAGCCCTCTTGTTTTGTGACTTCATAACCATCCTTAGTTCTGAGGAATGTACCAATGCTTTTTGCACGATCTAATTTACCGATAAGCATATGCTTTGCATCGATAAGCAAATTGTACAATTCAAACATTGCAGTAATCTGAGATTCTGGTGTGCGCTTAAAGTATTCTAATGTAGCGTCTTTTTTCTGACGTTGTGCAGCTTTACCTTTTTCGGTCTTACGAGTTGCTGCTTGCTTTTCGTAATAATCATCAATATAAGCAGTTAGATCCTTCGCCAGTTTACGAGGATTCTTAATTCGCTCACCAACGCGAATTTTACTGTTGACGAATGTTTTTACTTTTTGTAAAGTATCATCATTCTGAGAAATACCATCAAGAGTTTGTCTCTTAATTGTATTAAATTTCTTACCAGCAGCTGACAGGATTTTAGTAACCTGCTCAGTTTCTTTTTTGGTCAAGTTTGCTGTACCTGACAAATCTCTATACATGGCATCAACTGACCAAACGCCTTTTACTTTTTTGAGGCCAGACGCGATCTCCTCTCCAAAGCTTGCAGACATTTCTTCAAAGCTTGATCCTCTGTATACTGTATGCCAGACCACTCCGATCTTGGATCTGAGAATTTCTTGACCGAGGTCTGATGATTTAGGTACCGCGTAAACGATCGTATTAGGATGGAAAGTAATATGCGGTTCACCATCAATGTCCACTTCTTTGAGATCTTCTTTAGCATATAAAAAATCACCTTGTACTACACCCTTGATACCAAGCTTAGGTAGCTCAGTAAGGGCCAGTTTCAATTTTGTATTCAAATCACCCTTTGTATCCGCATCAATATCAGCCATTGTTTTGTATACTTTAGGGTTTTTATTAAAGATGCCTTTCTTAGCAACAAAGAACTTCTTGTCACTAGGATCAACACCTGCAAAAACAGCAGGAGCTCCGTCCCACTTAACAGTTACATTTACACGAGATGTGCTACCACCAGCGAGCATATCACGCAATGCACGAAGAAAGTTAATCGATTGACGAGTACCTTCTACACCATTATTTAAGATATTATCCTCTAGGTGTTCCATATGAGTATTCTTAGACTCATTTAAATATTGTTTAAATGTTAACATTAAATAGTCCTTTGAGTGTTTCCATCATTTTTTCTGAGTTAATGCTAACAGTTTTACCTACTGTTGGAGCAATGTTATAAGGAGAGTTTTTTGCTTTTGGTATAGAAAAGCTCATTTCAAAAGTAAATTGATAACTACCGCCACCTTTAGATTGTACACGAGCTCTATAACCTGCTTTTGCAGCAGTTCCAAATCTAGGTACATTATTTAATTTAAGAGGATTTTGTGTACCAAGTAAATAGAATCCATTAGTTCCAACATTTACATAATATGTTTTCTTTTTATTATAATAATCTTCAATTTTAGTTGCCGGAATATTTCCCTTCATTTCTGGAAACCGTTCTCGCTCTGCGGTGTATTTAGATCTTTTATCTAAATCTTTTATTTCATCTAAAACTTTTTGATTCTTTGTAAACTTATAAGGTTCGTTTTTCCATTGCTTATTCAGCTGATCAATAATTCCAACTTCTTTGGCGAGTTCTATAATGAATAGCTTTTCGTCATCAGTTTCGCCTTCTTTACCAATAGACCATCCAGCTTTAGGATCCCACTTCATTACAAGTGAACCCGCGGAGGCTGCTGTAATTTTAAGTTCACAACCTGCTTGTTTAGAAGAACCTGGAAGTTTAATCATTAGATCTGGAATATCGCTACCAGCTCCGGCCGGAGTAAATGATTTAGGAACCACATCATATGGCTTCAATGCGGCGGCTGCATTATTTTCATATTGAAAACCTTGCTGAGCAGCTTCTGTAATATATTTTTTAAAGGTAAGCATTAGGTAGATCTTACTCTTGAATGTGTAAATGGATTTTTCTTTTTAGTACCAGGTTTAATAGAGTAAGGACTGCTTTCCATAGTTTTAACTTTAACTTCTGGCTGAATTTCGTACTGTTTAGAACGAATACCAACTCTCATACGAAAATCGCCTTTTCCTCCAAACATAGGAACATCAGAAGCCACACCCAATGGATCTTCATTACTCAATCTGTAAAAATCGTCTGCAGCTTGCAAGTAATATGCTGCTTCTGTTTTACCGCCTTTAGAATAATGGTCTCTAACAACTAAGCCAAGATCTTGATTTGGTACTGTAACAATATACTGATCACGCTGTTTTGCCATATAAGCTTTCATTTCTTCGTGATTTACAGTATCAGGATCGTTCTTTTGAGGGCCAATATTTGTATTAAGCTTTTTCTTACCAGTTGCTTTTAAAATATCAGATACAAATTTATTAGCATGTTTCTTTAACATCTTTGCAATGTAAACTTTCAAAGGACCCATCTTGCCAGCAAGAGGACCCTTTTTCTCTGGAGCTGAAGTCCATTTACTTCCGTCATAAGAAGCACGAGTATTACCAAGGTTGTCAGTATGGTTCATCTTAACTTCTATCCATACTTTTTTACCTTGGTGTTTTACTAAGACGTCTGAATAAGTAGAATCAACTCTAGGTCTTGAAGCATCAAAACCCATTTTGTTTAGCTCGCTTGCAACATCGTTTTCGAACTTATCTGATGCTCTACTTTCACGTAAAGATTCTCTGTCGTCGGCATATTGCCTAAATCTCATTAAAGACATGAAATCACTCTTAATTGTTTTACTTTATTTATAAGAGCTATGAAATGCCACCAGCAGAGAATAATGTTTTCTTACTTTGACCGAAAGCAGATTTATCAAAAACAGGTGAATCATTGCTTGGACTACCAAATGCAGTATTTGCAACTGATTGGGCATTGCTTACATTGCGTTGAGCACTTTCTTCTAGATTATAGAGTTGCATTTTAGCACGATCAATACCGACGACAAATCTACGATAGTAACTTAGATCACCCCAACGATTCTTGAGCTGCTTGATCATGAGTTGGCCAAGGTTGTCTAGTTCTTCGGATGATATAAGTCCAAGTATACAGTCAGCAGTATGAGTAATCCCCATAGACTCAGATGTATTGGTAAGATCCACATCGGAGTTACCGTAACCATCGCGATTAAATTGAGAGCTAGTAACAACGCTACAATTATATTCCATCGCAAGACCACGTACCTCCTCTGCAATTGACTTGACTAGCGTATATGAATTAGCTGCTGCAGCACCTTTTACTCTAGCGCTTGCACATATATTTAGGTAATCGATCATAATGATATCTGGCTTGAAGTTTCGTTTCATACGAAGCTCAGTGAGTAGATGTCTGAAGTGACCGACATGAGCAGAGCCAGTTGGATATTCTTTTACAACAAGCTTGCCCGTAGATTTACCTTTGATGCGTTCAAGACGTTTGTTGTAAACATCTCGTGGCATCTCAGATACTTCATCGATTGTAACATCAAGAAGGTTAGCGTCAATACGTTCTGAGATACGTTCTTCAGCCATTTCCATAGTAATATAAAGAACATTCTTACCAGCAAGTAACGCGTTAGCTGCCATATGACACTTGACAAGTGATTTACCACCACCTGTTGTTGCCAATAGTACAGTCATAGATTTACGAGGTAAACCACCCTTAGTAATCTTGTTGAGTAGCTCAATGTCGAATGGAATA